CCGCTTTGATGCGCGTGTACTGGCACGAAAAAGATATATTTATAGAACCCGTAATATACGAAAGCTACCTAACCACCTCGAACCTCATCGACCGCATGGCCTCGCTAGACGTCGAAAAGGAAACGGAAATAATAGCAGACTACGCACGGCCCGAGATCATCGCCGAAATGAACAACGCGGGCTACAATGTACGCAACGCTAACAAGGTAGTGAAAAAGGGCATAGATAACATAAAAACCTTTGGTGTGTTTGCTATGAACGACAAGCATCTAGAAAAGGAATACCAGAATTACAAGTGGAAAAAGATAGGCGACCAAATAACGGACGAACCGGTTAAGCTATGGGACGACGCTATGGACGCCGTAAGGTACGCGACCACCTACATAAAAGAACAATACTATACAGACGACGCCTATTTTGCGTTCTAAATAAAGACGAACTAGAATTTTAATATAGTTATGGCACAAACTACAATAGCACAACCCCAAAGCTTTACACCAGCTTTCAACCCCGTTAAGTTCTTAATAGATTCGACGAACAAAAACCTAGACGGGTTCAAGTACATTTTTGACGTATACGACGGGGCAACCCAAATAGGACGTTTCAAAGTCTTACCACGAATAATTGACGGCTACGGCGAACTTGACTTAAGTAGGTTCTTAACTAGCTACCTTTCGTGGAACTTTGAACCCAACGTAACCACGGACTACGACGCCTCAAATTGTTACTTTAGTTTCACGCTAAAGACTGGCGAGGAATACCTAGCCGAATTTACCTACACTAGTTCACTTACAAACTCTGGTGGCTTTGTACGCGTCAACGTAAATAATACGTTTGTAGTAGGCGACCAGATTAACATAGTACAAGCGGACGGCGGTATAGACAACCCTTTAGTTGAGGGCTTACACGTAGTTACAAACTCATCTAGTACATGGTTCGAAATTGGGGTGGCATGGTCTAGCGTAACCGACGCGGCAATAGATGGTGTAGTAACCTACGCGGACAACCGTAAACTAGCGGTATACGACGTAATAACTTTCGCCAAGCAATCTTATAACGGTGTATTCAAGTGGGCGCAATGGCCTAGCTACGACGAAACAAATTACGTTCTTAACAACCCGTCAAAGCTTTGGTTAACGGACCAACCGCGCACGGGGTTCTATGCAACGTTAGGCCAAGACCTTTGGTTAAACGCCAAAGCCAAGCCGGGTAAAAAGATAGTGTTTGAAAATAGCAACGGCGACATATTGTACAAAAACACGGTGGCAACTGGTTCTATTGTTGGTGTAGCCGTAGGCCCTCACAACAAGGGAGCGCTTACAGTAACGTCTGGCACTTTACCCCTAATAAAAGACGACACAACGTACTATGAATTTTGGTACGACGATAGCGGCCAAAAGTCTGTAAAGTATCGCGTAAATATAGACCGACGTGAAAGCATCGACGAGGTGGACCTAGTCTTTTTGGATCGTATGGGTTCAATGTCTAGCTTTGCTTTTCAACTTAAAAACTACGAACGTGGCGAGGTGCAACGCGACGAGTTTAACAAAGACGTCACGGGCTTTGTAACTGGTGGGCAATGGAAATACGATACCTACGAATTTGGCTACAATACGTTTCAAGTAAGCGCAACAAAAACGCTAGAATTGAATACAAACTACATGACCCAAGAAATGGCCACGTACTTTGAACAACTTATAACTAGCCCACAAGTATTCATGAAGCGCGTAACGTACACTTGTCCCGACGGCATACTGGTAACGAGTACGAAATACGTACCGGTTATTCTAGTAACGAACAGTTACGAAGTGTTCAAACAAAGAAACAAGAACCTAATCAAACAAACGGTAGTAGTTAAGCTTTCAAATAACGACGTAATAAATGGTTAAGATAGTTATAGGCGGTGGCACGTCGGTAAGTGGCCAAGTAGGTAGCTTTCAAAATAGAGTAACTACGGACGGCGGAACCTTTGAGGCGCCTGGGTGTTTGTCGGAGTTCTTAAAGTCGTTAGGCGGCGAGGAACTTATAGGCGGTATTTTAGACGTACGGCCCGACGTAAATGTCCCGCTTACTTTTTCGGTTGGCGAGATTAGAGATATTACAAAGCGAACGGGTACCTTTTCAAAGACTATCGTACTACCAGCGACGGACAATAACAACCGTATTTTAAACCACTACTACGACGTAAACGTAGAGGCGGGAACGTTTGACTTAACGAAGTTGACGCATTGCCAAGTATTGCAGAACGACGTTGTTATTTTAGAAGACGCAATCTTACAGTTGGTTGGTGTTAATAAGTCCCAAAACACGGACCAATACGAACAAGTTGCTAACTACGAAGTGTTAATAAAAGACACCAAAGCGGAACTATTCACGGCCATAACAAACGCCGAACTTACAGACATAGACTTTAGCGACCTCAACCACTATTCAAACTCTACTAGCATAATAGCAAGTTACGGTTTTACGCAAGCCAACGGCTATAAGTACGTCTTACCATACCAACCAACCAACGTTATAAACGTTCGCCAACTTAAACCCGCTATATACGCAAAGACTTACTTTGATCGCATCTTTGCAAACGCTGGCTTTTCCTACACTTGGGCCGACCTACAAAACGCTAGGTTCGACAAGTTGTTAATACCATACAACGGCGACGAAAACCAAATAGACTGGAACGACTTTAAAGTAGTTGCCAACGTAACCCATGAAACCGCCTTTTCACAACCCACAAACGGTAACTTTATAGGCTTTCAAGAATTGTTAACGGGGTTCACGGAAATACAAGACCCGCAAAACTTATTCAACCCAGCAACGGGTGTGTATACCGCACCAACAAACACGGACCCCGCAGCCTCGCAAGGTTACGAATTTAACATAACTATACAATACGAAGTTAAGGTATTCAATACCTCGGCTAGTCCCGTACAACCGTACGTATTCGACAGCATAGGGGGTGTCTACGACCCAGAAACTATAACGTTTACGCCTTTTGTTAAGGCTTTAAACCCAGCGAACCAAGGCACAACCGCCTCACTTACGCCTATTGTAGTAAACACTTTTGTAGCGTCGGGCCTTTCAATCTTTGGAACCTATGCAAACCTTGTAATAACTAGCCCAACGGGTTACATAAACACGAACGACTTGTTAAAAATGGTTGCGGGTATTCAATCAAACTGGCAATTTGGCTTAACTACGTGGCGAACTGCGGCGGGTGTAGCGGCTCAAGTAAACGTGAACCTAGATATTATAGACCTAAAGGTAGAAATAAAGCCAAACAGTAACACCCAACCAATAGGCGGCTACGTTACGATGAACGAATACGTACCCGACAAGGTAAAGCAAAGCGACTTTGTAAAGTCTATATTTACAATGTACAACCTATTTGCGGACGTCAACCCCGAACAACCTAACAATATCATTTTAACCCACCGAGATGAGTATTACGACAACGGCGCAGAAAAAGATTGGACCTATAAACTAGCAAAAGACCGCGAACAAAATCTAGAGTTCCTACCAGACGTAACAAACAAGCGCCTAATCTTAACCTACAAACAAGACAAAGACAGCGCCAATGAATTGTATTTTGACACCACCCGCGAAATATACGGGCAACAAGAATATATATTTAATTCGGAATACGTTAAAGACATAGATACAAAAGAATTAATCTTTAGCCCTACGCCCATAACCTCAACTACATTTGGTGCTATACTACCAATGTTTGACGGCCAAGCACCTAAAAACAATTTAAGAATATTGTACGATGGTGGCGCGCAAACTTGCGGTAACTACAATCTAATCGACGGCGGGTTAACCGGTACCTACGGCGTAACTACTTACCCGGCTATTACCCACTTTGACAACGCGAATACGCCAAGCTTTGATATTAACTTTGGAACGTGCGACTTTTACTTTTACCAACCGCAAACGCTAACCAATAACAACCTATACAATCTATACTGGCGCCGTACAATTAACCAAATAAACGAGGGCAAAATGCTTACGGCGTTCTTTAGGTTAACAGAGGCGGACATTCATAACTTAAAGCTAAACGACAAAGTACGCATAGATAATTCGTGGTGGAATATAAACCGTGTAATTGATTATAACGCAAACACGGACACGCTAACCAAAGTAGAACTTATAAGCATAGATAGCGAACTAGAACTAGCGCCTTTCATAACGAACACGGGAACCCCCGCGCCTAGCGTTATTACGCAAGTGGCATTAAGTTCTGTATTTACTACCAAAATGGCAACGGGCAACTTAATTCTAGAGGGTGCGAACGTTGAGGTATACGGAAAAAGTAACACCGTAGCGCAAGGGGTTAAAGGAATAATAATAGGCGACAATAAAACGCTAAACGAAGACGGACTAATAACGCCAAGAATTAACGGTATACAAACGCAAAACTTTGCGTACATAGCTAACCTTACCCAAGTAGGAACGGCGGCCCCTAAGGCCCTCGTTTTGGCTAATAACGTCGGTGTAATAACATGGACTAGAGTATCGCAAGGGCAATACCTAGGAACGCCTATAAACCCGTTTGACTTTCAAACAACCTACGTTGTAATTAATAGCAATGAACACGACCATTTGAATAGTGCGTACATAAACACGGACGGTAATATAGTAGTTAAAACTACGGACACTCAAAACCACAAGCATAACGACGACATTTTAAATAACACAACTTTAGAAATACGCACCTACTAAAAGGGTAATATAGTTATGAATACAGTTGAGATACCACTAAAACTTACGGGCATATCCGAAATTAAAGCCGAACTAAAAGCGGTAAAAGGTGCAA